AATTAACTTTATACATTATTTATACCCTTATCTCAAAAGCCCACCTATGGATTATACTGCAGATGCCACTACTAATCCACTCTTTCTTTCATAAAGGTCCCGAAAGTACATCAGTCGCTTTACATGAGTATTTCTTCGCTCAACAAACACCTGAGGCTCTTCATCATCTACAGCAATTGCTACAACGGTTTGTGCAACAGGTATCTTAAACTGCTCTTCAAACATAATAGCATAAGCAGAGCATTGCATAAAATAATTCTCGATATCTTCTTTATTTTTAAGCCGTTTAGCTGTTTTAAAGTCAATAACAGATAGAACCCCATCAAATTCAGCTACACAATCCACTGTACCAGCAATACGCAAATGATCGGAGTACATTCGTAGCTCTTGAGCATATACATTATTAATACGATGAAGGGTAGGTTTAAATTTATTAAACAACTCCTGATCTAAAGGACTCTTAAATTCAGGCTTTTTATTATCTATGTATTGCTCACATAAAGTATGAATTCTGGTACCACGACCAGATGCCTTTTGCGATATTTTATTAGCTACCTCTTCACCAACACGCTTGCGCCACTCCATAATATAACCTATGTTGTAGGCGGCAAGCACTGTTGTGATAGAAGGGTACTTATTACCCTCAGGTGTAACATAATAACGGGTACCGTTTTCGTTTAGTTGTTGTAGTTTGGGGACTTCACGGTCAAGCTGTACATGATTAAACATATGTTATTTTAATGGTTTCCTGATAAAACTTCAACTGCATGAGCGTAATGTTTCTTACGGTCTTCTAAACCAATGGTACCACCATTAATCTTTTTAGTCATCGTAACAAAGTCATTAGAGTCGGCGTACTGGTTAAGATTGTTCTTATGCCAGAACCAACATGCCGAGTGAATGGCGTAGTACGCATCTAAAAGAATATCTGGGTTCTCAAGTAACGTATCGTCCTGGAACATAAACTTCGAACAGTTACGATAATTATCTTTACCGGTCAATTGAAGTAGTCCCCGGCCTCGAAACTTCCAACCATCACCAGAAGCTTCTGGACCATTACCCATTCTACCACCATAAGACTTGTTGGCAATAGCTTGTGGCTTACCTGCAAACTGCTCTGCGACTCCTGCTGGATAACGCTGTGGCCATATCCTGGTTAACGTAGCTGCTTTATAGTTAAGGTTCTCTTCTAAAGTAGAAAAGCCACCCGACTCATGCGCACACTGCGCAATAAAAGCGGATACTCTTTCTACCGTTGTAATGCTGTACTGAGGTAAAGCCTCACACATACTTTCGTACCAGTCATCAGGTCCCCCTAATGCGCGTGGTAGTAACTCTCTTACCTGCTCGACTGTAAAGTCAAAATCAAAACTCATTTATGTCTCCAAATCTTCGTATCTAATCTTAGCTAATATATAGTCTTTTACTAAAGAGCTTCTTACGATATCATCAGCTTCGAATTCTATTTTTGTAAAGGCTGCCATATGGTATGCAATATCAAAGAACTTCAATATACCACTGACATCGTTCTTCTTCTTATTTAGGTCTGTTTGTCTGTAGTCTCCGCACCAGATAATCTTTGACCTGTAACCTACACGTGTCATCACAGTATCAATCTCTTCAAACGTCATATTCTGCATCTCATCGACAATAATAATTGCATCGTCAAATGACATACCGCGAATAAAAGAAGTTGATATAAACTCTATATGTCCTTGCTCGGCTAACCTATCATATGCATCTTTACGATCAAATAGAGTATGACAAATTTGGCGATAGGGCTGTTGGTAAATATCTAGCTTCTCATCAATGTCACCTGGTAGGTGACCCATCTCTCTAGACTGTACAGCAGATCTAACAATAATAATTTTATTGAATGGATTGTTTTTATCTAATACTTCTTCTAATGCTTTGTATACTGCAATAAACGTTTTACCTGTTCCGGCAACCCCATGGAGTGCCATAAAGTAATCACCTCTCTTGTATGCATCGTAAAATAGTTTTTGATTATTAGTTAGTGGTGTAAATGTTTTAAGGTGGTCAATTTTTAATCTAAGCGCGTTTGAAGTCTGAGTTCTTGAACTTGTTTGCCTCTCCTCTGTATCGTGAACGATGGCAAGTTTAGCAGCTCTTTTAGTAGACATGTTTCCCCTTTAGAAATAAAAAAAAGGACTACAGTATTACCTGTAATCCTTACACTAGTTTATATAACAAAGATACCCAGAATTATTTTCTGGATAGTTTATCCGCCAAGTTACTTTTATAATTTGCGGCATGAATTTTTGATAAGACTTCATTAAACCCTTGATCTGGTTTTCTTATTCCTAATCTAACAGCATCACCCATGGCAGGGGCACCAAGGATAGTCTCAAGATTAGGGTTCTCTTTTAGATACTCTTCACGAGAATTCCATGACATAATTTTATCATAAATCTCTTCAGTATCTTTATTGCGAAATGTATATGTTGGCATATATTTATTTATATTATTTTAAGTTCACTAATACTATTTTCACTAAAAATACCTGATGGAAATAGATTAAAAGCTAATACATATCGTTCTTCATCCGATAAATTAGAAGTTACTTCATGAGTTAAATGAGAAGGAAATATAAGAATATCTTTATTTTTAGGTCTTATCTTCCATGTGGACGAATTTAAAAGGTAATAATTATCTATTTCGAAAAAAAGCTCTCGAGGGAACAGGGGAGATCTATTATTATTACTAAAAATTATATCTCCACTATCATCATTAACTTGAATATAAACAATACCAGAATATAAACTATTACTATGAAAATGTGGCGGAGAATAATCACCCTTGGCGTGTTTTATTAACCAGGAAGTTGTTATAAGAAATTCTATTTTTCTAGAAAAACTAAGCGCATTGTATAAAAAATTATCTACTTCTAATTTAATATTTTTTTTAAGATCTGATAATCCCGGCTCATCAAGCATATAAAAATTTTCAGTACTAAATGCATTCAATTGCCTGACATAATTAGCATTTTTTATAAACTTTTGTACGTCACTACTAAATTCAATTTTATTTCTATATAATGGTGTGGAAAAAAGAGGATCTATAAAGGCAGAATTCATATTATAAAGCAAACCAAGCTGGTGTATCCCGGTTTTTCCATGTTGCAAAAGACTTCTTATCACCAATATAGAAGTTACGGTAGCTTTGAATAACATTAGATGCTTTGTATTCATCTGGCATAGCTGGTGTAGGGTCAGATAACCAGCCTTTATGTGGAATATTTTTAGGCAATCGACTAAAGATATCTTTCATTCTTTCTGCAGAATGCTTCTTACTGTAACGATGAGTATATTCAGATAACATCTCAATCCATAGGTTATACAACCATTTGTAATGATCAGAAGATTGCCTTACCCAAATACCAGAAGGGTGATTAAAATGGGATGCTTTCCATATTACTTCTTCTCTAGAATCTGGAAGTAACCATCTCTGAATGTTACGATTGTTTTTAGTCTTACCGTAATAAGGCTGACCATCAAGAACTCGATGAGCCGTAGACATTAGCTGACCGTACTCTAAAATCATTTTAACAACATGCTTATCTACATGCTGTTGAGCGCATTCAGTCGGGTTGTTGCTCAAATAAAATATGTTCACAGGGGTATACCTCAAACGTTACATTAGGGTTACTTGCAAGGGTTTTAGTTTTAGCTATCTCAATATCCTCTAGCGTACTATAAACCCCTACATGCGACGTCTTCTTAATACGGTTCATCTTATCCCGGATTTGCATTTCTAAATTATAAACTGTATGCATTATTTAATATCACCTAGACTGGTTTCCCCAGTTAGCTGCTCATACATAGTTTCAAATTCTTCGTTTTCAGCTACTTCTTTAGAGAAGTTTTGCTTATAATATACTTTAGCAAGTTTACGAAACGTTTTTTTACTCATTTCATATTCTTCACATATATTAGCAATTGCTTCTTTAATAAATGTTCGCTCACCTTCAGTACGTGCCATGGACGCTGAAAGCTCATCCATACAGTTCTTAATAGCTTTACGGGCGGCGGGATCGGAAGGCAGACTCATTATATACTCCTTAGTTTCAATTCTTCTTCAAATGCTTGTTTCCATACTGGGTGTATGTGTGGTACTGTATCCAGGCATGCTTGAATATGCCCTGTATTCATATCTTTAAGTGCAATATAGGATAGTTCTTGATCACCGTTAATACCATAGGTACCCCATTTAAGTACATCTCGTACTCTGTCATGACCGACGGTAGTATAGACACTTAATTCTTCATAAGGTGCACCCTCATGTATGTTTCGTCTAATATAATCTCGACCACCATCTACCATATACTCTTTACCATTCTTATCGAGGTAAGTTTTATAGTCATGTCTATGCATAGACTCTAAGACAGTACCATCGGGAGTACGGATTGCATTATATACTAATGTACTCATATTATCCACGTCTCATTTGCGATACTTCTACTGCATTCTCTTCAGTAAAGATAGGTACTAAGTTAGACTTATGCATAACAGCAATACCCAGCATCTTATCTCCGGTATACGTATGCTTCTTTACCCCGGTAGTAACAGCACCGCTATGACCCGTATTAAGACTAGGATAGCGAACCGTCTCACGAATAAAAGGAGTATATACAGTTCCAGGTAATTTAATCATATTAGTAGTAGGTTTTTTCTTAACCTTACCCTCAGGTTTAATATCATATTTCGCACACCACTTAGCATACGCCTCGCGCTCGGCTTTAGGCATAGTCTTAGGTTTAACTTTAGATTTAGTATTAGAATAGATCATAATATAATTATATACT